TTGGCCGCTCGCATATTTGTAATGGCAATAACGGCCTGACATTTGGGGCTTTTTTTAAAAAGCCGCTGAATCCGTTTGGGGAAGTTCTCCGCATTGTAACGCTCGACGCGCTCACAAAAAGGCGGTACTGCTTTTCGCGTTATATAACGACCGCTGCCGTTAGTCCACTCGCTCGTTAATACAGCACCGCCGTATCTGTGAATAATAGCCAGATTATCCAACTGTGGCTTTGTAATTTTCTTAATCATTGATCTGACTCCTTCACGTCCAAATGCTCTGGATCAACCATTTCAAAACGAACCATCCCTTTTACAGTGTACGCACCTGTACTAGAATCAAACGTTTGTGTAAAAACAGGTTCAATCTCACCTTGCTGCAACCGTTCCACAAAAAGCTGTGTGGCTTGACGCATTAAAGTATCTGGGTTTGTCTTTTTTGCCGCCTCAACCGAAACCATAGTCTCGATTTCAAAATCAAAATTAATCACGGATCTGACTCCTCTTTAATGTCTGGAGCACCAAGCCGGTCGTCTTCGTTTTGGACGGCGGCGCTGAGGGCGGCGGCGAAGGCGCCCAGCAGTGCCAAGCCGGCGACACCAGGGAGCAGTCCTTCTGCTCGCCCAAGGGAACGTCCAGTTCTATGACAGAGAACTCCGTCTCTTGGTCGTAAGTATATTTGTGCATGTACTCATCGTACATTGGGTCGGAATAGTTCTCGGTAGCATATTCCATTGCCTCGTCCTCGTTCATGTGGGCGGGGACTTGGCATTCGGGTTCCCACATTTCAGTGCGGATCATTCTGAAGCGAACCGTTTTCATTTTGATGCTTGTCATTTTTGACTCCTAATTGATGTATATGATTTCTCTTATACACCAGCCGGAGGTGAAAGCAAATGAAAAAGTTCTTCCCAATCATACGGGTTTTCAAACACCCCTATCGGTTCGCAATCAGAAAACTTTTCCAGGCGGAGGTCCACAACGTCGGCGGCAGCAAAAACGTTGATATTCAAATTGGGTTCACGGACCACTACAAAAGAACTGCTATGCGCGTGTCGAGATAGCCAAGCGCATTGGTGCGGCGATAGGTCAACCTTAGATGCCCGCCGCTTTACAACCTTCAATTCTATAAAACTGAATAAACCGTCCTCATTGCATAACAGGACATCGGGGACACCCGGGGTTGCCCAGGATTCTAAGCGCGTCGTTTCAATCTTTCTTTTTGTTTTTCTTAGGCCGTCGCTTAGGAGCTTCCAAAGCCCTGCTTCCCGATTTAGTGCCTTCGTCGGCATCTGATTCTTTGACTTCGACGGCTTCGATTGTGAGAGTCGGTTCATAAGACTGTCGAATTCGCTCAAGTTCTTTCTCCACATCATCCCGGCTCATCTGGTCGATACTGCCATGCCGGATTTCAGATTTACTTACATAAATGTCGCCCTGCGCTTGCCCGCGACGATACTCCGCCTGAACCGCAGCACTATATGCGCCCTCTTCTAGCGCCTTATCACGAATTATCTGAAGGTCCCGTATGTGCCGCTTGTAATCGACACCAAACTTCTCGTCCAACTCCGACCTGTAGCGTTTGATTGCAGCAACCACATGCGGGCAATGGTTCTCGTTCGTCAATTCATAGGCCCTGGTGTGAGCACTAGCCGCCGGATACCCTGCACGAATAGCGGCCTCTCGCATGGTTATAAGACCGTCATTTGATACCAATTCCTTGACGAATTTCTCTTGTCGGCGTGTCATCTTCTTTTCACGCCTCAAAGCCAATTTATTGTTTGTTTTCAACGCTGTCCCGCCTCTGTCCCACCAAAACGCCTCAAAAGGTTAACAAAATTTCCTTACTTTTAGTTAGTCCCAGTTAAAATGTCAATAAGACGCTGCATTTAAACTGTAAATAACTGAAAATCGTCCCATAACCCCAAAACAGCCGGTACAGTTGGTGGGACGCCAAAAAAGACAAAAAATCCTTTATATATAATACGTTATGTATACCGTCCCACGTGTCCCACCAATCCCACCTTTTGAATCGAGAAAATTATTTTTTTAAATTTATAAAAATGATACTTATAGAGGGATTTGCGGGACACCTTCTGAAACCCTTTGAGCGAACCCGTGGCCGGGTTGTTTTATGCAGCTAGTATGAAAGGTCTAACCAGCGGCAGTCTCTCTTGTAGAATTTTAACGTACCTCTCGACCATCTCTAGAGCTTCACCCCAGCTATGTGTGCAATGTTCGCCGTCGAATGGATCGTCTTCATCTGAGATGCTTTCCGGAGGCCATACATTCTTGAATGTATCACCAGGGAACACCTCAATCTCGATGCCCCACTTTTTCGCAAGACGGGTGGCCTTGGACCGTGATGCGTTGTACGTGTTTGGCTTTCTAACGTCCATAGAAGGCCTTGTAACGTGGTTAGAGGTCAGTTCGTAGACCTCCGCTACCCTTGCCCTACGTTTGACCTTGTGGTGCTTTGTAGAGACGATACCCAGGCTTGCTATCCTACCGCACACGTAACGGTTACCACTGATTAGTTGCCAGTGCCATCCCGCGACGACCAGGAACACGCGATCTGCGCGAGTGCCGTGTGTAAGCCGCAGCCAGTGTGCCAGTGTAATGCCGTAGCTTCTGCCGAAGTGTTCCCCGTCTGGGGGATGGACAGTCCGCATTTGAACATTACAAGCTTTCAGGGCTCGTTTTACTTCTAGCGTGGACGTTCCTTTGACGGAGCGTTTACCGCTTTGTAGGCGGATGAGCCGTGCAGCCTCACCAGTGGTTAGGCTGGTCACTGCCGATATCACGGACGGGCCGCAGTACCGGTTTTTGTCTGTCCCGTGGTTCACGGGACCTAATTCGAGTTTCGCCATCGTTGACTCCTTATTGGCAGGGGCCACGGGCTCACTCAAAGGGTTTGTTCACACATCAAATGGCGCGGCGGATAAGGGGAGAGGTAGGGGGGGGCTTACGCCCGCCCCCAGAACTTCTCTTCCTCAACCACTTCTGGTTTGAGGTCCGGCGAGTGAGATCGAATGTAATCGACCTCTCGTCTCGCCATCAGTTCTGCCTGGGGATCATCCCCCGGCCAGGACCTTGTTCTCAACGGAACCCCGTCGATGGGGCAGTTGACGTAGACCGTAAAGCAGCGCATAGCCACCTCCATAGGTTGACGTGGAAACAAAGAACATATTCACAATGTAAAATAGCTGAAAGGCGTCCGCCCCTCTTTAACTATAAGAATTATCGCATACAAAGTTTAACAAAAGGTTAACAAACCAAAGAAAGTTGTGGATAACTTTCACTTTTCTGTGGATAACTTTAGAACGAATCGGAAACAGAACGTAAGGGGAACGGAATTTTGATGCCGGTCACTTCGGTCCATAAAAAATGTGGCTCCCTATGCGGCGCCTAGCTGCGAACTGTTTGGCCCATGGAGGCTGAACGCTGGTTGTGTGGTAGTGCGTGACGCCTTCCAGGCCCACCAGCATGACCTGTCCTTCGATGACAACTGTAGACAGGCTCTGGGCCATGGACCATGCAGCGCGGTCTTCTGGATTTTCGGGCTTGCCGTCGCAGAAAAAAGTAAACTGGCACTGCCACTTTCGGAGACGGCCATCGCTGAGACGGCCCTGGCGAACGACGCCGCAGACGGTAGACGGGTAGCCGGGATGATCGACGCGGTTGCGGATAACGACGCCCACGGCCAGCATTCCCCGCCAGCCCTCGCCACGCGCTTCAAAGTACATGGCCTCTGCCATGCACGTTTGTGGGTCTGCCTGGGCTTCATTCGGAATCAGCAATACAGCCAGTAACAGTAGTTTCTTCATCTGTTTTCTCCCCATCCTTAACTTGCGGTGAATATAGCTTTTAATCGCCGCAAGCACTCAGGTCATCCCCGCGTTTACGTCGGTATCCCCATCAGCTTGTCGATAGATTCCAGACGGCGTTGGAGACTGGCTGGGTCCGTAACAGGATGCCTGAGATCGCTGCGATATTGCATTGCGAGCGCCTCCAGCGCCTCAATCCTATCTGCCGCTTCTTCCATCAGGTCGGAACAATCGACGGCCTCACCAGCAAAATATGTGAGCCCGTGCCTTAATTCTTTTAGTATCTCCATTTTTCTCCTTACCGAGGGTGACCGAGTAGCGCAAGCTGCACGGTAGGCTTTGATGATCTTGCGGCGGGATGAAAGTTCAGGCATGTTAAATATTCCTCCAGTGCTTATCGTTGGTTCTAAAAGACTTATAATAATCTAAGAAATGGGCATCGCAGCGTTCTATCACAGCCTCAACAATCTCTTCTCCAGTAAAATCTAGAGATTGCATTTCACCGATAAACAGATTCAAAACACGATCCGCACCCTGCCTATGCGTTTTGTCTGCGCGGAGAGTCACTTTACCACATGCTTGGCAAGAAAGGCGTGGCACAGAGCGCGTAGGCTTTTCTCCCCGGCGTCGGCGCGGCTGAGATGGTTTGACGCCTCACGCACAAGTCG